TCCGAGCTGATGCTGGAAGTCGAAGCCGGCTCCAACGGTCGCCCGAACAAGGCGATCCAGATGCAGAACTTTGAACGCATCGCCCCCATCCTGTTGCAGATCCCTGGCATGAATCCCGAATTCATGGCAAAGGAAGCACTCAAGCGTATGGACGATGGCATGGACATCACGGACGCTATCCGTGCCGCCCTGCCTTCCATCGTCGCAATGAACGCCCAGAAGCAACTCGCACCAGCCGGCGACCCTGCTGCCGACCCGAACCTCCAAGGTGGCGCCGGCGCGACCAACGTCGGACCTGCTCCCGGCGCACCCGGTGCGGACGGTCCTGCCGCTCCCGCTTCGCCTAGCGATATCCGTGCCAACGGCGTTCAGTATCCGAATGGTTGATTTCCGATAAATCATACCCTATAGTATTTTAATGCCCGATCCAACCGAGCCAACCGACGCCATCGAAACGCAGGACAATGTTCCTGTGCAAGAACCCATTTCTACTCCGGAACAGGAAACTGCACCGGAGTCGAGCGACGCTAAAGAAAACAGCCAGGCTTCCTCGTCGGAGTCGGGCGACCAAGACGCTAATAAGAAGCCTAAATCCCTGCTCGACGCCGTAAAACGCGCCGCTCAAAGATCGGCTGACGAGGATTCGTCTAACTCGGAAACCAACGGCAAATCCGCTGAAGGTACTGGAAACCCTACGCCTAGTCTGGACGACACAGCGAAGGAAAAGTCCACGCCAGAAGCAGACAAGAAACTGCCGTTCCATAACCACCCTCGCTGGAAGGAGATGATCACGGAGCGTGATGCATACCGCGCCGAATCGGATGAATTCCGAAAGGTCACTACCTTCATGTCGTCGAATGGGCTATCAACCGAAGAAGTCGCAGAGGGGTTCCAGATAATGGCCCTAATGAAGACCAATCCGGTCGAAGCCCACAAGAGGATCAGCGAATACAAGTCGCGGCTCGATGCTTTCGTCGGTGCGACGTTACCCCCCGACATCCAGAAAAAGGTTGAAGAGGGCTACGTCGATGAGGAAAGCGCCAAGGAACTTGCTATGCTCAAAGCACAGCAGGGTCTTTATCAGCAGCAACAGGTGAATGCGATGCAGCAGCGCGACCAACAGTCTCGCGGCAACATCCATTCTGCGGTGGTTAACTGGGAACAGCAGATGAGAGTCAAGGATCCCGATTGGTCCGCCAAACAGGAGATGGTCATTGACCAGGTCAAACTGATTTTGCAGGCGGAAAAGCCGAGTACTCCGGAGGAGGCTCTTGCGCTCGTTGAGCGCGCCCACTCCATTATCAAGGAGCGGCTTTCCCGATTCGCACCCCAGCGTCGGCCTGTCACCAATGTATCAAGCTCCACGTCGTCCGCCCACGCAACGGCCCAGCCGCGCAGCCTCCTAGAGGCGGTTCGTATGGGTGCAATGCAAACCCGCTAACGCACAAAACCTATGGCATTCACTAACGCTGAACTCGCTAACATCACCGCGTCGGCCCTCGACTACTACGTCAAGGGTCCGGCCTTCGCCCAAAACATCCAGGAAAAGCCCCTGCTCAAAGCCCTCACCGGCAAGCAGAAGACTTTCCCCGGCGGTAAGGGTAACATCAGCATCCCGGTCACGTTTGACTACACGACCGCTATTGCTGGCTTCACCCACAACGACACCGTCTCGTACGCCAACCCGGCTAACACGAAGCGCGCTGCCTATCCCTGGAAGGAAATCCATGCTGGTATCTCGCTGACGCTCACCGAGCTGAAGCACGACGGTCTTTCCGTCGTCGATTCCTCCAATGGCGCCTCCACGTCCAAGCACTCCGAGCGTGACCTCACGGTCCTCACCGGCTTGCTTGACGAAAAGCTCAAGGACATGACCGAAGGTTGGTCCCGCTCCTTCAATGAGATGCTTTGGAAGGATGGCACCCAGGACGCCAAGGTTGTCCCCGGCCTCACGTCGTTGATCACGGACAGTCCTGCCACCGGCACCGTTGGCGGCATTGATCGTGCGACCAACGCCAAGTGGCGCAACCGCGCCGCTGTCGGCGCCGCTGCGATCACCTACGTCTCCGGATCCCAGAAGATCAGCGAGTTCCTCCGCAAGGAAGTTCGTCAGCTGACCCGCTTCGGTGGCAAGCCCTCCCTGGTTCTTTGCGGTTCCGGCTTCCTTGAGAAGCTTGACCTCGAAATCACCAGCAAGGGTACGTTCACCACGGAAGGTTTCGCCAAGTCTGACACGGACATCGGCCTCGCTGGCATCACCATGCGTGGTATCGGTACCTTCGTGTACGACCCGACCCTGGACGATCTCGGCTTCACCAATCGTGCCTACTTCATCGACACGTCGAACATCAGCCTCATGGTGATGGACGGCGAAGACAAGAAGCAGCACAACCCCGCCCGCCCGCATGACCAGTACGTTCTGTACCGCGCCATGACCTGGACTGGTGGCCTGGTTGGTAAGCAGTTCACCGGCTGCGCTGTCTACGAAGTCGCCTAATCGGTAGTCGATAGACTCACCCAGGGGGTGGTTTCTTAACGGAAGCCACCCCCTTTTGCTTGCAACAGGATCAAGCCGTGGCACGATAAAGGGATGGAACACGCCAACGTAGAAATCCGACTCGCCGGCTCTCTTGAGAACACAGTTCTCAAGGAAGTCTCGGCTCCCGAAATTGCCGTCCTCAAAGCCATCCACGGCCATGATGCGGTAGTCAACATCAAGAAATCCCGCGTATCGTCTGACGACCAGGCTACCGAGCGCGCCCGACTGGAGAAGAACTACACGGAATCCGTGATCGCCAAGTTCTTCCCAGGCGTCACATCCAAGCTCCCCACCACCCTCGCAGAGGTTGGTGTCGAAGTGCCGGAAGAAACCTCCAAGAAGAAGTAACCGATGGCTCGTGGCACCCAGCTCTCCGCGCTGGTCGATGCCCTGCGGGCAGAGATCGGTGCATCCACCAACGTGTCGATGGGGGTTAACTCCCTGCCGGCGTTGAAGCACATCCTTAATCGCACCCAATCTTGGCTGTGGGAAAAGTTCGACTGGCCGTTCGCGTTCATCGAGCGGGACGAGCAAATGGTAAACGGATCGCGTTACTACGGATTCGACCCAGAGATAGACTTCGGTCGAATCAACGAGGCTAGTGTTAAGTATTCATCGTCCTGGCGTCCGCTAGTGTATGGCATCGGCATTGCCCAGTATAACTCCAGCGATCACACGGAAGGCGACAAGCAAGACCCTGTTACTCATTGGCGTCACTACGAGGGTAACCAGTTTGAAGTCTGGCCGACTCCCTCTAGTAACGAATGCGTTGTCCGGTACAAGGCGATCAAGAAGCTGCCGAAGATGGTAAATGATTCGGACGTAGCCTTGCTGGACGACAATCTGATTGTCCTGTTTGCTGCTGCCGAACTGCTGTCTCGCGCGAAGTCCCAAGACGCCCAGGGCAAGATGAGTGCGGCTAACGAACTGTTCACCAAGCTCAAGGGAAGCGGCATCAAGAATGATGTCTTCACTCTCGGCGGAGGATTCCCATCCAACCAAGGCAGCTTCTTGAACGGCGCGCGGATCACTCCCAGCAACCGAGTTTAATTTATGGCATATATTGTCGTCGAGAACTTTTCAGCCGGCCTCGACACGCGGCGCCACCCCCTCACGTCTAAATCTGGTACGCTCCAGACGTTAAGCAACGCGCACATTTCAAGAGGTGGTGAGATTGAAAAGCGTAAATCATTTGATGCACTTAATGTAAGCCTGGACGCCGAACCGTTCCAGTTTCCATTGTACGGATTGCAGTCTACCTCTGAAAAGGTCTATACCTTTACGGAGTCTAAATCCGGTGACGGTGTTACCGTTAGCGAAGCCCCATTGGGTACGAACGGAGTACATGTGATGTACTTGAAGCATCCGCTGTATATCTTCAAGGATCACGAACCGTTTGACGATGATGGTCTTTTTGTTTACCCGGAAATGGATGGGATTGTAAGCAGCACTCTTTACGGCGGTAAGACATTCGTAATCGCAAAATGGAATAACGGAGAAGAGATTCCATTCCTAGATGGTAAATTTATTTCTGATTTCTACATTGGAGAAACAAAGGAATGGATGGCCGTTCAATCCCACCCTTGGAAGCGTTTTGCGGAAACAATCGCCTGGCAGATCCGTGGTGAAACCTTTGGTGCATCGACTACCGGGTGGGGAGCTACTGTCGGTGCCTTAAATCCTTTTGAAGCCTTTATCGATGTTACCGCCCCAAGCGGCATCGACTTCACCCCATCTTTCGTTACAGACCCTCTTATCAGAGTTGAAACAACGGTGACGCAGCAATTCGTTGACCCTGTGTTGGCGAAGGCAGCAACTGGTGGATTCGCAATCTCCGTAGGATCTCCAGGCACCCAGGCCGGCGGAACAAAGAACCTCAACGCGATTGGCGTGACTCCGAATATTATGAACATTTATTTCGATGAGTTTGAGGGCATCGATGAGCCTGGTGGCTGGACTGGATTCAAGTGGGACACCGAACCTGTCGTTGGCTCCGGTACAGGCTTGGGGGTTGGATTGGCTTACAATATACACTTCCACCTTAAAAACATGCCAATGAATCGCACCGGGTTCTCTAACACCCCAGTAGGTGGATCTATATACTCTGTCGTCGATAGGCGCTTTACTGCCGACACAGGAGTGATTTCTCTCGGCATTCCAAACACGACTGGCACCTACCCCGATGACCACACGGCAAACAATGGACTTAAAGTTGAGATTGAATTTGATGCAGATCCTACAGGCGTCCCTGGAATCGCAGAACTTATCGACGTTGCGACCATCGGGCCAGGCTATGTTGCTGGGAGGTTTAAGGCTACGTTCTGTATCATGGCCGGCGGCGTGACTAATGCTGTGGCAAAGGTTCTGGTAGACGGAGTAGACATCATGGGTTCAAAGGTCAAGTGGAGTGCTTCCAACTCCGCAACGATGGCAAACATCGTATCCAAGATTAACTCATTCACTTCCACTCCAGACTACACCGCGTCCCTAATTGATAGCAAAGTGAAGATTACTACCATCCAGACCGGCGGCGCGCAAAATGGTCGCCAAATTGAAATCATCACCGAAGGGGATGTAGCGGCTACTGGAGTTGAAAGCATCAAGAATGGCACGGACTTTGTAGCCGGCGTACCAAAGATTGTAAGATACACCATTGGAGCGGTAATACTACCGTCAATCTAATGACTACCGGAACAGGAGGAGAAGGAGCTTGCACCCCAGAATACGGAGGATGGCATTGGCGTATTGGACCAAATGGTGGTATTATTTGGGTTTCTGGTCCTTGCCCAGGCATCGTACCTCCGGGGGGCAACGAGTATGGAGACTTCCCTATTGGTAAACAGGTAAAGCTGATTGCCACCAATCCGTTAGACTCCTCCAACCCCACTTCATGGGGTGCGACTCGCGTTACTGGATCTCATCCTTCGTGCTGCTTAACGTGTAAGACTAAAGCCCACGTTGGAAGCGCGTCCACGATGTTCTTCTCTGGTGTAAACTCTCCAAGGAAATGGGGCGAGTCTGGTGTTGGTGCAGGGTTTATTAACATGTCCAATAGCTCTGGTGGGGCTGAAATTCTTACAGGCATCGACCTTTATCAAGGCAACCTGGCAGCATTCTCTCGGCGATCCGTTCAAATCTGGAGCATCGACCCAGACCCGGCCAACAACCGCCAAGGACAAGTCCTTCTGAACACCGGCGCCTTCGGCCCAGGGAGCGTGGTGTCTGTCGGTGATATTGATATCTTTTACCTATCCGACTCCGGCGTCCGCTCCCTGCGCGCGCGAGACAGCTCCAATGCCGCCGTCGTCAATGACGTCGGTACGCCCATCGACAGCCTGGTACTTGCCGAACTGTCTCAAATGACGGACGCCCAGAAGGCCGCATGCCCTGCCGTCATCGAACCTATTGATGGGCGGTACTGGTTAGCCGTTGGGAATAAGATCTACGTCTACACCTACTTCCCCAGCAGCCAAGTCGCTGCCTGGTCTACCTACAGCCCAGGCTATACGTTCACGGATTTCACGACCAAGGACGGCATTGTCTACGCCAAGGAAGGCAATATCATCTATGCCTATGGCGGCCTTACAGGCTTGAACTACGGATCATACAGGGTTGAGGTTATTCTCCCCTACCTTGACGGTGGTAAGCCGGCGCACATGAAGACCCTGGCCGGTATCGACATGACCTGTGAGGGTGAGTGGGCTGTCGAAATTGGTATGGATCCTATCTCCCCCAATGCCCGCGACCTAGTCGCCACGGTCAGCCAGCCCACCTTTACCCTTGGTCGCATCCAGGCTACCGGGATGGGAACGCATGTAGGCGTACGTCTGACCTGTGATTCCGCCGGCTACGCTCGACTGGCTAACCTAATCGCCCACATCGACTTCAATGAAAGTGACTGAACTGTATCCCGAAGGGGTGCAGCATGTGGTTCACAACATGAGAGCGAAGGACCGGGCGGAGGTGTACGCCACCCAATGGACAGACGATCCGTGGGAATTCGGCAACAGCATCCTACGAATCGGGGGTGGAGGCTTTGTCCTACACGCAGACGATGGAGAACCAATCGTGTGCTGTGGCGCTATGCCTATGTGGAACGGCGTCATGTCAATTTGGATGTTCGCAACCGACAGGTTCGACGAGATATCCCTATCCACCCACCGCTTCGCCAGGAAGGTATTCTTCCCCTACTTGGACGAGATTGGGTGGCATCGCCTAGAGTGCCGGAGCATTGCTACGCACGACGTTGCCCACCGATGGCTGGAGCTGCTGGGGGCGTCAAAGGAGTGTGAAGTATCTAACTACGGCAAGGCCGGAGAGACGTTCTATCTGTATTGCTGGACAAAGCCGTCCGCCAGTACACAATCTACTCCATTATGAAGCTGGATCTGAACATTGGAGGGAATCCCCGATAACATGTGTTTCGGAGGAGGAGGAGGCGACGGTGGTGCTGCTCAAGCGCGAGCAGACGAGTTGGCGCGCCAGGCCCGCATCAAGCAGGGGGTTAATAACATTAACCAGAAGTTTGAAAGGTTCGACGACGGATTTTTCAAGGGACGCGGACAGGCTTATTCCAGCTTTGCCACCCCCCAGGTTAACGACCAGTACAAGCAAGTCAGCGACCAGTTGGCATACTCCCTTGCCCGGACCGGCCTAGACCAGTCCAGCGAGAACGCTCGCCAAGGCGGCGTACTGATGCGCGACAATGCTATGGCAAGGCAGACCGTTGCCGAAGCTGCTACCACGGAGGGCATTAAAGCCCGACAGGCGGTTGAAGACCAGCGCAACAATCTTATCCAACAGGTCAATATGACCAGCGACCCGGAGTTGGCCGCAACGAATGCACTCCGATCCGCCAGCATCATGGAACAGCAGCAGGCTTTCAATCCTGTGGCTAACCTGTTCGCCAACACCACCGGGATGCTGGGTGCTGCCCAGAACGCTGGCTATTACTCCGGCGGTCCTGGCTTAAAGCCCTTTAAGGACTTTGTCACAGGCGGGTCATCCAACAAAAACCGCGTCGAGAAATCTGGTTAATTTTATGTGTACTCCTCAATTTCAACAGGCCATCGCAGGCGCGCAAGCCGCAGGCATCATCCCTGGTCAGCAGGTTAACCCCCAGGACGCTATCGCTGCCGGCCAACTGGGCGCGCAAATGGGGCAAGCCCAAACGCAGTCATTTGACCCGCGTCAAAACGATCCTCGATATGCTAACCAATTTGAAGCAACCGCTCGTCAGATTTCTGAACTTTTTGACCCTCGTACTGGACAGCGTATCCGCCAACTTGGTCCTGCCAGGGAGATGCCAATGGTTCCTATTTCCAAGGAAGAGTTTGATGGTCCTGTCGTGAGCGATAGCATCAACAGCATTCCCCAGCACATGATGCGAAAGGAGTACGCGCCGATGCCTCCAATGCAGCGCATTCAGCGTTCCCCTACCGTCGGCGAACTGCTCGGCATCCCGCCTGGCACCACCCAGGAAGTTGGCGGCCCTGGCCGTTTCTAATCTATGTGTACCCCAGTAGCATTCGCACTAGCCCTAACGGCGGCAGGATCTGCCGCTCAAGCCGCAGGCGCTCGACGCGCAGCCAAGGCTATGGAGGGACAGCGTGTCGCCGAAAGCATTCGCCAGAAGGGCTTCCAGGATGAAGCTACCGCAATATCGGATGATTCTCTCGGCAAGTCTGGCAGGGACGCCACCGAAACCGGAATGTCAGAAGCTGCGGCAGCGCGAGCGGCTGCGTCTGATGCTGCTGTGGCTGAAGTCCGCGCGCCTATCGAGGCTACTGGTGCGAACCTAGCCGGCGACCAAACTGCCAACAAGTTGATGGCAACGGAAGGTGACGCTGCCGCCGCAAAGAACCTTGGCTACGCTACCCAGCAGGGTCGCGCCAAGGCCAACATGCTTTCGTTTAATGACGTTACCTTCCAGAACGCCATCAACAACATCCGCGCCGGCCAGAAGTTGAACACTACTGGCAACTTCATGCGCGGATCTGCCGGCGTACTTCCTGTTGAACTTGAATACGCTTCCAAGAAAGGCGACAGCCTAAAGACCCTTGGTACTGTTCTTTCTACCGCTGGGTCTGTCGTGGGTATGGGTGCTGGTGCTGGTTGGTGGGATGCTCCAAGCCAAGCCGATATCCTTAACAAAACAAATTCGCTGGCAAACTTCTCCAACCCTTCAACGCTAAACGCCGCCAGCAACAACATTGCAAATTATAGCAATAGCCTATTGCCACTAGATCCCTTCAAGCTGCCGGCCATCCAGCCGCAGCCCTTCCTGGGTTCTGGTTCGTTCCCGGCTATGTATAAATTCCCCATTAAATGAGCAACAAAGTATCCGTCCAGGGCGACCCATATTGGGCGAAGGCCGCTGAAAACGTGGCTGGGATGTTCAACCCAGAGGCTGAAGCCAAGGGTGCGACCATGCTATCAACCGCTCGTTACAACAACGCGCGCGCGGCTGGACAGGAAGATCAGAATACGGCACTTGGAGAATCTGCTCTTCGCGCTGCCGGGTATTCCGAACTAGAAATCGCAGCCATGCGGGCTGCGCGTGATAACTCCGTCGCTTCTATCTTCAAGGGCATCAACGAGAATCGCGGTCGTGAAGCCATTATCGCAGGCAACCCCAATGTCGCCCTCCCATTGCTAGGCCAGGCTAATGCCTTGGATGACTACAACAAGGGTGACATGATGCGTCGATTGACGACTAACGCCGATGGATCGCTTAATACGTCTATCGCAGCAGCCCTTGCAGGCGGTTCGTCTTCTACTGGAGGCGTACTTACGCAGCTTGGTGCTGATGGTAACTACAAGATCGTCGATACGACTCCAGCCGGCAAGGTTGATTTGAACCGAATCACAACGGATACGGCAGAGTCTCAAGCCAAGATTAGGTTACTCGGCACCAAGGAAACAAACATGGGACGCCTTACCGACGCCCAGGTTGCCCTGCTTCGCCAGAAGGGTGTTGCCGTTGAATACCTTGCCGAAGCAAACGTCGGGAAGATTGAGAATGCTGCCAATAACGCTACCGCTGAAAGCCAGGCCAGGATCAAGCTTACTAACCTTACCGGAGAAGAGCGGACAAGGCTCAACGATGCTAACATCCTTCGCATTAAGGGTCTTATCAATATTGATAAACTTAACGGTGCCGCAACCGCCGCCCGGACAAGTCTAAACGACCAGGCCAAGCAATTGGTAGTCCGCAAGGGAATCGAGGAAATCTACGCCAAGGACTTTGCCGAGAACCTAGGTTCAGCCAACGCCTGGGAGCAGGTAGACCCTGCCCAGAAGAAGTCCCTTACGGACCGCGCTATGGAGTATATCCTCCGCGACAAGCTGGACGTTATGTCGGCCATGAAGAAGTCCGAGAGCGACCATAATATTACTGGAAACATGGTCAAAGGCACGAAGGACCAATTCTGGGGTTTGAAGCAGAAGGAAGACGGAACCATTACCTTTGAAGGCTTTAAGGCTCCGGAAGCTCTGGCGGCCATCGTCGCTGCCGGGTCCGGGGCTGCTGGCTCTACGCCGGCCCCTGTCATCACCCCAGCTGCGGTTGATATCTCGGCTATCCCGGCAGGTGCGATTGATGCCTTGAAGAAGAATCCTTCTCTTGCCACGAAGTTCGATGAGAAGTATGGTGTTGGTGCTGCCGCAGCTGTGCTGAAGTAGCATTAAATGGCAAACAATCCCTTCGACGCTTTCGACACCCCCGCGCCCAAGCAGCCGGCAAACCCTTTCGACGCCTTCGATGCGCCGGCGGAGCAGCCTGTCGTCAACCAACCTGTCAGCCAGCCTGTCGGTCAGCCCATCGTACAGGTTGAGAAACCGACGCCTGTCACAGCCGCTCCATCGGTAGCCGATGCGTTTAAGTTGGCGACGCCCAACGATCCTCAACTCGCCGCTCCTGGAGCTGGAGTATTGCTCCCCCAGCCGGCCTTGCGCGGTATTGGCGGCGGTCAGCGTCAACTCGGACAGTCACTTAACCCGCAGGCCGAAACTGTTGGTGCTTTTGAAAGCTTAATTAATTCTGGTCTTTCGTCCTGGTATGGCAAAGACATGGCTTCGGCTGAAAATAACTTCTTCGCGCTTCTCGCCGAAGAGGCGAAGCTTGCTGAAGACGTAGCGTCTTTTGATCCTACCAAGCTACCAAGCCAGGATAGCTATCAAGGCTTTGGTGGGCAGGGCGGCATTTCAGCAACCTGGCAGCCAGAACCGCTGAAGGTCTTGGCAGCCAAGCAATTTGCCCTTGATGACGTCCGCAAGCGGATCGTAGAAGCGCGTAAAGAAAAGGACGAGATGGAGAAGACCATGTCCGGCATTGAAGGACGAAGCGCGCGAATGCAGGCGTTCCAGGCTGCCGCAAACAAGGAAGACATTGGTGGTGCTGCTAAATTACTAAAGGGACGCTATGGTGCAAACACGGCAGAAGTGGGTGCCAATATGTTCTTGGAGTCTGCATGGCCTAGCGCCAAGGGTGCTATGGTTGATGCGGGTAAAGCCATTGCTTCCCTGTTCACGGCAGTTCCTACGCTCGGTGCAGGTCCGGTGTTAATCAACTATGGTGGTGCTACCGCTCAAGGCGGCATGGCCGGTCGAGATGCGTACGTCGGCAATAAAGCCCAAAACTTTAAGGAATGGCTTCAGAAGAACGGCGTTGATGCTAACGACGAAGACGCTGTCATTGCCCTGCGAAACAGTAACCCTGCCGCGTACAAGGCAGCTCTCGATGCTGCTGACAATCAAGCATTGGCGGCTGGCGCCGCTGAAGGCGCTGTGACTGGTGGGTTTAGCCTTATCCCTGGTGCTGGGTCTATGAAGGCTGTCGGTAGAAATAAGGGTGTACAATGGATTCTAAAGAATGGTGTACCTGTTGCCGTTGAGATGTTGAAGGAAGGAGCAGAAGAAGCCGTTGTTAGCACAGCGTCTCAATTGTCGGCTATTGCCGCTGGATCAGACAAACCTTTCAGCGGTAAACAAGTTGTCTTTGCTGGCGGTGGCGGTGCTTTGGCTGGTGGCATGGGAGACGTCTCATTGAAGGCCGGCGGTGGCGTACTGAAGGCAGGCTATCAAGCCGCTCGCGGTCAACCAGCACCCGCCGCACCTGCCGCCGCTCAACCTACGCCCGCTGCCGCTCCGGTTGCACCTGTAGCACCTACGCCAGTCGCCCCGGCTGTACCTATCGCCGGTGAGGTTGTACCTCCCGCGCCGGCAGCTGCCGCTGTTCCTCCTGCACCAGCAGCCGCTGCCGCTGCTCCGGCTGCCGCTCCTGCTGTCGATCCTACCATCGCCCTCCAGGAACAACTCAACGCGGCCAATGAAGTACTATCTGCTTATGAAGCAGAAAAAGCAAAGGCCGAGTTTGAAGTAGAGGCTGCCAATGCAGCCCTCAAAGACGATCCAGAGAACGCGGATAAGATTGAAGCAGCCCGATTGGCGCAGGCTACGCTTGATGGTAAGAACGCTGGATTTGAAGCTGCTACCGACCAAGTCAGAGACATCACCGCTCAACTTGAGGCAGCACCTGCACCTACGGCTGCACCTACGGCTACGCCTGTTGCCGCACCTGCTACACAGGCTGAAAATCCAGCTCGCGAGGCTTTAGCCGCCGCCCTGGCAGCAGCTGATGTAGAATACGAGTCTGCTCTGTATGACCTTAATAACCGAGACGGATCTAACCTGGTAAAAGATAAGGCCGCTCTCGACCGATTCGCAAAGGCTGGAGACGCCCAGCGGGCTGCCCTGGCCGCGTTGCAATCGTTTGATAAGAATCCAGCACCTGCGGCTGCCGCCCCTGCTCCTGCCCCTGCTCCGGCAGCCGCACCGACGCCCACGCCTACGGCAGCCGCTCCTGCTCCGGCAGCCGCTCCTGCACCAGCCCCCGCACCTACCCCTGCACCAGCAGCGACGCCTACCCCTGCTCCCACACCTACGCCCGCCCCCGCGTACGCCGGCGGCGACCCTCGCCAGGATCCTCGTTTCGACGACCTGCGGGCAGACGTTAAGACTGAACTGCGTGTACTGTTCGCCCGCCTAGGCGAGCAGGAGGCTAAACTGGCCGACATGAAGGCCAAGAACTACAAGACCGAACAGAAGGAAGAGCAGATCCGCAGAACCAAAGCGGCTATTGCTTCCA